TATTGGAACAGGCGTCCAATCTAAGTTCAAGTAAGACAGGTCACCGTCTACTGCTAGTTCTTTTTTATATTTGGCTACAGACTGCTCGCCACGGGCGTATAATCTTAACCTATGGAAGTCTCTCCACTGACCATAATATCTGCTACTGTTCCCATCTTTTCGAAACCATTCGTACTGTATGGCTTGCCCAATTTGTAAACCAAACTCTTCCGAAGCCTTCTCTTTATCGGAAACAAATTGGCTTGGAAACCCCGCAGATGTGATATCTATTTTAACATCTTTCATCTAATTATTTCGCTTAGCGTTCCTGTATTGCTATACCTCGCAAAGTTAATCTTTATTTTTGATTGTTTTTTCTCAGGAAGGTACAGGTTCTTTTGCGTAGCCATAATGGCTAGACCTGAACTAATAGAAGCATCGTGCTTTGTTCTGTCTGTAATATCGAACTTAGCCCAATCCTCCAAGGTCCTTATGAATATCATATCGCCCATATCACCCGCATCTCTGTAAGTGCCATCCATATCCATTCCTACATACTTCTCAATGTATGACTCAATTGCAGAGGCGTGAGCCTGCTTAACGTCCTCGCTACTGTTAGGTATGCCACCTAACTCTCTTTCTGTCTTAGAGAGGTTGTTGTACTGCTTGTCGGGCCTGTTCATACAGAACCCCCGATACCCTCTGTTCTTAAAGTGATAAAGCAGTCTAGGCTTATTGTTCTCTATAAGAATTGGCATACCGTAGAACACACACGCCATTAGAACATCCTCGTAGAAGATCTCAGCTGTCTGAGGTCTTGCTATGTACTCTAAGAAAAATGTGTTTACAGGGGCTTCGTCCATATGGTAGGTAGTTAATCCGTGAAGAGCCCCGTTAGATCCTCCGCCTCCAACAACTCCTGATATGTCATAAGAGTCACAGCCAAACGCACCTAGATGATCGTTGCCGGGGTACTTTACACCGTTCTTAGTTATCATCTTGTTCTGCATATGCTGCTTAGGATTCCAAGAGATGTAGAACCTACCGCTATTGTTCGGGCTGAACATAACCTCAGTATCCTTTATACCGTTCTTCCAAGAAAACGATCCTCTTGTTACGTGGTGATCTCTTATTAAAGAGTCGTTGTAGTCTATCTGCTGATATATCTTAGTCAGATTAAACAGTGACTGCTTGCTCTCGTCTCTAAATGCGTGAGACTCTGTCCTTGGAAACTGACGATAGAACTCATTCAATGCATCAGCATCGTTTTTAAGAGACTCTACCTCGTTGTTCCAATAGTCTACAGCTCCGCTTTTTATTAGCCTTCCATCAACGCCAAGAACAGGATCTTCAGGTGTATTGAATACAGGCATACCGTATCTATCGATAAAGCCTTCCATATTCCACTCCATTGGTATGAACAGGCCGTATAGGCCACTCTTAGTCTGACCGTTCTTATTTCTTTGCGATACATTCGAATCCTCATAGATGTCCTTGTAGTTCTGACCTCCCTTGCTAAGTGCATTTGAGGTTGAGCCCATCATACACTTGCCTATTATCTTCATACCTAGACGAAGGCAGGTTTTAGTTACCCTCCAATTGTCCTTTATGTTATTTGGCTTGAGCCATTTAGCGCTCTCATCGTGAGCCAAGAACAATAGCTTCTCTCCATCGTAGCTGTTGTCGTCAGTGTTCTTCCAATCTATTGACGTATCAAGGCCCTCGATATCGCTATCATCAGTCTCGTACATATTCTTCTTAGTAATCTTTGATGCAGGTACTCTGAATGCAAGCTCTGTCTTTGGCTTGTCCATACCATCCATTACCGGCCTAAAAAAGAAAGGAAGCCTTACGTTTATCGGAACTACCTTGTCTGTAAACATCTTCTTAGCATCGCTACCTGTCTTAGATAGTATCCCAATCCTAGCATCACGTGCAAGTGTTCCTATATTAATGCACTCAGAGGATGACATAAATGAGAATCCTGAACGTCTAATCTTTAGATAGACCATCCCAAAACTTCTTTCGTCTGCTCTACAAGCTTCCCAAAAAATCCAATAGATTCTATTCGCCTCTCTGTAGTCAGGGTATCCAACGTCAATAGACGCCCATTGCAGATACATATAATGAGATCCTGTTATGTAGGTAGGAGTACCGTTGTTCATAAACCAATACCCACGCTCTCTGTAGTCGAACTCTTCCTCAATGTAGTCAACCCATCTGTCCTTAAACTGAGATGGCTTCTCATTCCATTGGAATATAGACTGTATTCTCGAAAGCTCTTTAGGGATTGGCATCCTTTCCCAATACTGCTCCTCAGGCTTATTGTGTCTTTGAATACACAACCTAGGTGCTAGAGGTAGGCCTATCTTTAGGCCCTGTATGTCCACTATCTCACCAACTGTGCCGTCCTTAGATATTACAATGAAATCATATTTTTCGTCATAGCCATACACCCAAGACTTTGCCTTGTTCTTAGTGGCCCTAACAGTGTTAGGTATGTAGTCATCTACAACCCTGTATATGCTATCTTGCTCTTCCTTCTGCAAATCCTCCCTTTGTGTGTACCTTATTCGGATTCTTTTCTAGAGACTCTATAGCCTCCTGCTCCGCATCTATTCTGTTTAAGATCTCAAACGCATCAAATATAGCAAGCTTCTTAGTGGCTGCTGCATTCTTTAGTCTATCCGCAGATAGATCCTCACCGTCATCGTTCTTAATAATATCTTCCTTGGCAACCTTAATTAGCTGCTCAACTGCTGCGTGTCCCGCCTGTATTATCCTTAGCTTAGTATCCTTTGAGTTCATATTACCATACTTATGTGGTGGTCATACATTCTATAAAGCTTCTCGCCATCAATATTAAACTCGTACTCAGTATCAGGCAAGAATGTGACTAGATCGCCACTCTTAACTCCTTTGCTCTTTAAGTACTCGTTTGCGTACTTAACCTTACCCATAAGGGGCTCTTCTGCAAACGGCTTGTATATGTAAGACTCAATCGTAGGAATTGGTTTTATAAAGCAGTACTTGTCGTATGCTGTCCACTCCTCACCGTTGTAGAACATAAAGAACTGCTCTGAGTCCACAAAAAACAGATCGTCCTTGAAGAAGCTTCTTCCGCTTCTTTGATTGCCCTTCATATCGTTGTAGAACTTAAATACATTGTGGTGTACAAGAAGTATATCACCTATCTTTATAGGTCCTGAGTAACCTATTGGTGTCTCAACAACCTCACCGTATCTGTTGGCCGACTTGTAGTCCTCCTCCGAGGTGCTGACTATAAAGTCTACGTCACCAATTTTTTTAATATTATTGTACCTCTTGCCATCTAGTGGCCTTACTATAAAATTAAACGGGGATTTCATTAAAAGTTTATATTATACTCAATCGATATAGGCACTGTTTCCGAGAACTCTTTCCAAAGTACTACCTCATCACTGTGCTCGATCCATATCTCTATTGAGTTTTTATTATTAAATTTGATTAAATGTATTTTATGCGTATTGCCCAAGACATCCTGCCCTACTATGTAGTGCATAGCTCCTGACTTGTAATCAGGTCCTATTGATATCTTTCTAATTGCTCCCACTATGAGAACTTAAATATTTGAATTTGAGCTGATGGAACATTATCCCAAGAACTACTTGTAGTATGCGTGTACATACCGCCACCATTAACTCCTGAAGAGTCTCTTAGTATTTCCCAAGTAAGCACAGTTCCTGCTTCAGTAATGTTTATTACAATAGTAGTCTCGTAAGGGAACATAACACCTGTTGTGTTTAGCTCAAACCCTTTAATTACACCTGCCTGAACGCCATCTATTAAAGCTCTGAATAATAAAACAGAAACTCCTCCTGAAGAACCTTGTCTCTCAATATTACCAAAACCATTAAACAAGTACATACCTGTTTGGTTAAATGTAATATTACCTAATGCATCAAGCATCACAGGGTCTGTTGCAGTATTCTGCGCAGCACCAAATGTTACTTGTAGCGGTGTGTCTAATACACTAGGAGCTTGATTTACCGTAGAAAAAGCATACAAAACACTTGTAGCTGATGCGCTTACTAAGTTTAAAATACTACCTATTGTGTAGTTCTTAGTTATACTTGAATCTTCAGCATCAGTTCCTATTAACTTATCTGCTAATGTAACCGTAGCATCTATTGGATATGTGCTTATTATTGCCATTTATTTTTGCTTTATCTCACCTGTTTCCAAATTAAAAACAGCATCAGGCCCGTAAGTCTGAATTAAATCCGACTCAATTTTATTGTATGCGCTCTTCACACCCTCTAGCTTTGACATAAGAGAGTGCTGTGAGATAACAGTATCTCCGAGCTGCATTTTAATGGTGTCGTAATCAAACATCAACTTTTTTATTGATGAAAACTCTTGATCCGTTAGCTTATCTTTATATTCTGACATATTCGTATTTTTTACCGTTAACAACCTCATAGGTCACCTGACCTGCGTCCTGAAGTTTCTTCAAATCCCTCCAAGTCTTTCCAAATGTGATCTCAAAGTGTGGCTTGTCAGTAAACTTCCAATCACCTCCCCAAACAGCACCAATTGACTTGAAGTATTTTACTACCTCGTCCCAATCTGCAGCGCCATCCTTATCAAAATCGGCTTTGGAATCCCAACTTGCAGATTCAAATGTACCATTATTATCCTTATCGAGCAACAAAACAATATCCCAAGCTAGGTGGTAGTTGTGTATGCTCTCTCCTCCCTTTGCTTTTGTCACTATACCTAAACGCTTTCCGTTGTTGTCGAAAAGTTTTGTACGACCCTGTGCATAAAGATCATTTTGCTCCTGAATACTACGACTAGTGTAGGCAAATCTCAGTCTTACGCCCTTACCTAAAAGATTGTTGTTTATGTGAGTGTATGCATCTAAGACCTTCTCTCTGATCTTAGGATGGAGTGTATCAATCCTATCGATAGTGATCTTATCCATTATAGCTCACCTTTAATGTTCTTTATCTTTACAATAATAGACTTAGCCCTGTCAATAAACGAGTATCCATTTACCTTGATAAACGACTCGTCCATACTCTTAACCTCAACAGATAGAAGCACTAAAGCGATAACCTTTGTAGATATAAACTCCACGCTTACCACGCTAAGAGTTAAGCCGTTTATAATAAATACGTCAGAGGAAAATACAAGCATCACCACCGCTATATAACTGAGTAGCTTGGGCACAAGCCCATTCCTAAACATTTTGCTCGTAATAGGCTCTCCTAACTTCTTAGCTTTCCATACTCCGAAGCAAGTATCTATAATAGTAGCAAGAGCCACCATTAGGATAATGCCCTTAATCGGAGCGAAGAATAATATCAATGCGGTTGCTATACTACTCAGATATAGTTTCATCGGGAATTATACAATAAGGTGAATCAGGGTTAATCTCGCAATACTCAGCAGTATAAGCCTCTTCCCATCCTGCAAAGATATGTATGCCGCAAGGCTTAGGGTACACCACAAAAGGTGCAAGCCATTCAATCTCTTCACATAGCATATCAACGGCATACTTAGTTCCTAAGTCTATACACTCGCCTTCTTCGTTGCTCTCAAAGCAAATATGCCCTATCTCGTGGATTGCCGTAACCTCACTAATCAAAACACCATCTTCATAAAGACTATCTTTCACCGTTAGCCATTCGGCTTCATTCTCAAATTCAAATTTCAGGAATTTCATAATTTATAAGGTTGTTAAAGCTGCAACTTCTGCTTCGCTTTTGGCTGTTGGAAAAATCATTAAACCTTGTATTTTTTGCTCTTGCAAGCCTATAAAATAATTTCCAGCTAACTCCAAAATGTTAAGAGGTGCTGAAAAAGTAAAAGCA